CATCAAAGGCAGAACGCAAACATTTTAGCTCTTGTTCAATTATTTCAAGAAGAGGAGGAAAGGAAAGTTATGGTCAAAATTGCACAATTACAGAAGAAGGCAGCAAAAGAAGAGGCTGACAACCTAGAGTCAATGCCTGATTGGAAAGCTAGAGTGTTAGGAATATCTAAAGAGGATGTAATATGAATATAAATTTAGAGGATCAAGTTTTTTCTAGCAATATAGTCGAAAAAAGCGAAAGTAAATTTAACGGCCTTAACGCTTTAGGTTTTGCTTGGAGGCCTGGTGAGGATCAATTCTCTATAAACATTAAATCTTGTACGATTGACGGAACAGGGGTTGCTGAAGGCTTAAAATTGTCTTTCTGCAGAAACGTAAAAGTCGTAGACTCTACCATTATTGGCGGATATGAAGATTGTGTCGATATGGTTCGCGGAGAAAATATAACTTTTGAAAATTGTACTTTTATAGCTAAAAATGGAACCAAGCAACATATAACCTGCAAAGGAGGCGCAAAAAATGTATCATTTAAAGACTGTAAATTCATAGGTTCTTTTAGAAACTGGTGGGACGGAGCTTGTATAGATTTGGGAAATTGGGGAGACTACGACGATGTAGTTAGACCTAAGGTTAGAAATATATCTATTACTAATTGCTCAATGGAAAATGTTTCATTTCCAATTTTATACAGACGTTTATATTCAGAGACTCCAAAAGTCGAATCTTCTTTTGGTTTAGGTTTTCGTGTTCCAACCTTATTCGTGAAAACATTTTGGTTCCTACAGAGAAAAGAGTTAATTGGTAAACGTAGAAGATTTGCCGATGATCAGTTAAAAGTTTACGATTTTGAATTATGAACATATGTAAAATATGTGGTGCAGAATTTACTTCAGAAAGAAGCCTGCACGCTCATTTGAAAACTCATAAAATTATGCTTGCAGAATATTATACCAAGTATTATCCGCGATACAATCTATATAACGGAGACCCCTTACCCTTTAAAAAGAAAGACGAATACTTCTCTAAAGACTTTTCTACTCATTCTCAATTATTAAAATGGTGCGCAAGAGAACCAGCCGACATTGTAAAGCCGTATATTCTGGAATTATTAAAAAGAAGGATTGAGCAAAAACAATTAAATTTTGGCCCATCATATTTAGAATTGAAATTACATGAATTACCAACTATAGAAATATACAAAAAACATTTTGGATCGTATACAGCTGCTTGCAAGGAAGCTAATGTTAAACCTATGTTTAGCTCTCCTTTACCTAAAACATGGGAGAACAGAATCGAAGATGTCGAGATATTCATTGACACACGAGAACAGCAACCTCTAGCATTCCCTAGATCCCAGTCCCTGAAATTGGATTTTGGAGATTATGCTGTAGGGCAGGATCACTATGATTATACTTATGTAGATCGCAAAGGAGAGCAAGACTTTAAGTCTACATTAAGTAAAAATAATTTAGATAGATTTGAGTATGAATTGCAAAGAACAAAAGAATTTGATAGTTATTTGTTTATTGTTACAGAAAGTCCAATTTGGCAAATAGAAAAAAATAATAGATGGGGCGCACATAAATCAAATTTAAAATATGTATATCATAACATGAGGGTACTTAATCATAAATTTTCAGGGCATTGCCAATTTATATTTACGAAAAATAGAGAGCATAGTCAAAAAATTATTCCTAAGTTATTAGTATTAGGTAGAAAACTTTGGAATGTAGATTTGCAATATTACATAGATAAGGATATTGTATAATGGCTTGGGAAACAGGAAAACAGTTATCTAGAAAAAGCGAAGAAGACTTCAATGAAAAGCTTTTAAAAATTGAAGGTTTTTTAGAAGAGAAGGAAGCTAAGCTTTTACTTTATCAATTCCTAAGAGAAAACATTACGTTTACTGCAGATTTAGTTAGTGGAGTCAAATTATTCCCTTTTCAGCATATGGCGATCAAGGCTATGTTTGAAACTGATTATTTTATGGGAGTATGGTCTCGGGGAATGAGTAAATCATTTACTACTGCAATATATGCTTATCTCGACGCGATATTAAATCAAGGTGTTGAGATTGGTATACTTTCTAAATCTTTTCGCCAAGCGAAAATGATATTTAAGAAAATTGAAGATATTGCATCGAAGCCTGGCGCTACATATTTGTCTCAATGCATAACTCATAAATCAAAAAGCAATGATGAGTGGTTGCTTGAAATTGGTTCTAGCCGCATAAGAGCTCTGCCGCTTGGTGATGGTGAAAAACTACGGGGTTTTCGTTTCCATAGAATTATTATCGACGAGTTTGCTCTTATGCCTGAAAGAATTTATAATGAGGTTATTATACCTTTCCTTAGTGTTGTTGAAAATCCGACACAAAGAGAAGAGTTGTATAATTTAGAGACAGATTTGATAGATAAGGGGGAGATGACTGAAGATGACAGGCATATCTGGCCAAATAATAAATTGATCGCATTATCTTCTGCAAGTTATAAGTTTGAATATATGTATAAAGCATACGAACAATTTGAAGAGCTTATTATGAAGGGGGGAGATAAGCATTCTGATGCGCATAGGATCATTATGCAATTCAGTTACGACTGCGCTCCAAAACAGCTATATGATAAAAATTTGATAGAGCAAGCGAAGTCTACAATGAGCCAAAGTCAATTCGACAGAGAGTTTGGTTCTATATTTACAGATGACAGTAGCGGATATTTTAAAACTTCTAAAATGGCAGCATGCACTTTGCAAGATGGAGAGAGACCTAATGTTGAAGTTTGTGGAGAAGTCGGAGAAAAGTATATACTGGCATTTGATCCGAGTTGGGCAGAGAGTGAGAGTAGTGACGACTTTGCAATGATGGTATTAAAATTAAATGACGATAAAAAAATTGGCACTGTAGTTCATAGCTATGCATTATCTGGAACAAACTTAAAACAACATATATTTTATTTTTATTATTTACTAACTCATTTTAATATTGTATCTATTGTGGGAGATTATAATGGAGGAGTTCAGTTTATAAATGCATGCAATGAAAGTAGTTTATTTAAAAAGAATAAAATTAACATTGGATGTTTGAATACTAATTTTGATGATCTTGAACATTATCAACAAAAGCTTCTTGAAGGTAAAAGAGAATATAATCTTGAAACAAGGCATATTTGTTATTTAAGAAAGCCAACAAGCCAGTGGATAAGATTAGCTAATGAATTACTTCAAGCTAATTTTGATCACAGAAGGATATATTTTGCATCTCGCGCAATCGACGATTCATATAACGAGCAAAGAAAAAAGAAAATACCAATACAAGATTTAAAATTTTTAAGAACTTCACAAAGTTTAGAAAGGCAGACTAACGCTGCAAAGATGATTGATTTCGTAGAACATCAATTTGATATGATTAATTTAATTAAAGCTCAGTGCGCTTTAATTCAGATAACTACTTCAGCGGGAGGAACTCAAACCTTCGATCTACCTCCGAATTTAAAAAGGCAGACTGGCCCAGAAAAAGCAAGAAAAGATTCATATTCTGCATTAGTCCTTGGAAATTGGATGATTAAATTATATTATGATATGATGAATGTTCAAGTAAAAAATGTAAATTATACCTTTACTCCCATGTTTATAAACTGAGTGTAACACTTTGCAAATGTCATTACCATATAAATATACAACAACATTCGATAATGTTATTATTGCTTCTAATGAGTTAGAACATTCTAATATTAGTGAGGCATCGCTTGAGTCATTAAGACCTTTAATTCCAAAAAATATAAATCTTGAAAGAAACATTGATTTATTAGGGGTGGCTTTTAATGCAGCGGTGGTAAATAAATTTAATAAAAATGGAGACGGGATAGACAGCGAAACCGCAGTATCGGTTAAAGACTATTTCGTTCACAAACCAACGAACATAGAACACGATAGAGATAAAATCGTAGGGCATATTGTTTCTGCCGGTTTTTCTAGATATGGAGATTCTTCAGAATTAATGAATGACGATGAAGCTTTAATCGAAGATAAGGCTTATAATATAGCTCTTGCGGCAGTAGTTTATCGAACAGCCAGTAAAGAATTTGCAGACTTAGTTGAAAATTCTACAGATGAATCTAGCGATTATTTCCAGACTGTTTCTGCTAGCTGGGAAGTTGGGTTTAATGATTATGTAATATCTGTAGGTGGGGATGATTTATATGAATCTTCT